AAACCGAACCTACGTTGGTGAGCAAGAGGTTGAGGTTGAGGTTCCCGACGACTACGACCCACGCGCACAGCAAATTGCAGCGCTGGAAAAGCGCAAGCAAGAGGTGATGGCCGACTACCAAAAAATGGTCACCGACATCAACGAAAAGATCAGCAAATTGCAAGCATTGGAGTACACAGCATGAAACACGCAGCCGTTCAATACATCTCGCTCGGGTTCCGCTACGAGCGGGCGCAGACACCAGAGGCTGGCACTGCCATCGCGCAGGCCATCAGAAGCCTGCTGGAGGCCGAAACGATCGAGGACAGGACAGAGGCCCGCTACTTGGTCGATCGTGGCCGCCAAGAGGCTCGTGGGGTGGCAGCATGAACGCCCCCGAGACCGTGATGTCGGACTACATCAAAGGCTTCGATGCTGGGTGTGACTACATCCTGCGAGAGATCGAGCGCTTTGAGCGTGACGGCCCAATCTATGCAAAGACCATCCCCGCACTTCTGGCCCACCTTCGCATGGAGGCAAAAGAGGGTAGGGAAACTACTTAGATTTATTTTTGTGTTGCCTGTTGTATTGTTTAATTTGCGGTTACACTATCATCACTGCACAGTCGCAGGTAACACAGAAGGAACAGCGAAATGACAAACGAATATGGTGAGATTTTCGAGAACTTCATTGGCACTGGCGTCAAGGACCAGAAGGGCCGTGAGATCGGTTATGTGGTGGTGTTCCGTGACAACGGCACAGACTTCCGTGCATATGTCCAGAACACACGTTTGATCAAGGGTGAGTGGGAAGAGTTCGGCGTCAAGCAGCGCAGCAGGTCTTTTCCCTCGCAGGCACTGGCCACAGCATGGGCCTACGCCACCGCCTCGGTCCGCCGCCACAAAGTCCGTTCAGCTTAAATCAACCGGGGGCTACGGCCCCCATCAGGAGAACACCATGTACATCGCAGAAATTGAAACCCGAGTCGCTGGCATCCCTTGCATTGTTGGCGTCACCCACTTCGAGAGCGTGGCAGGCGACAGCCGCGCCGACAGCGACTGGGACTACTACGGCTACACCGAGGCCGAGTTCGAGGTGCTGGACCGCCGTGGTCGCCCTGCACCATGGCTGGCCAAGAAGCTGACCAGCAAGGACGAGTCACGCATCGAAGAAGAAATCGCAGAATATTTTCAATGAGCTGTTGCAGCCTTGAAATTTAATATACAATTAAACCACTGCAATCCGCAGGCAACATCGAAGGACAGCGAAATGACAGACGAAATCGAAACAACAATCTACACGCAAGACGACGTGCGCGTGCATGTCAGCGAGTGGGACGACGGCGGCGCATGGATTAGCCTCAGCGCCCGCCACGGCTCCATGTCCACAGCCATGACCCGCAACGAAGCGCAAGAGCTGCTGCGCGGCCTGCAATCCGTGTTGGCCAAAGAGGTGGCAGCATGAACTACAGCAACCACCACGCAGTGTTTACCCGCAAGGTGGCCGGGTACGACTTCTACACCTGCCGCCGGGCTTTGATGGACTGCCACGCCACGCTGAACCTGTGGGGCCAAGACATCCCCGAGGACTACGCCGTTAGGCTGTGGGCTGAGATCGACGCCCTGCGCGAGCGCCAGCAGAAGTTGGCCAAGGTGGCAGCATGAGGACCATTCAGCAAATGCGTGCCGAAATCGAGGTGCGCAAGGCGCTGGGCATGCCTCGCATCGAGCTGACCGAGGAGGAGCGCGTTGAGGCGTTTGGTGACACGCAAGAGCGCGACCAAGACGCCAACGTCAAGATGTTGGTCGAGCGCTTCAAGCAGGGGCTGCCCCTATCGGTTGACGACAAGCGCCGGGTGCGCAAGTTCATGAGGGTGGCAGCATGAAGTTGCCCACTTTCAGCGTCCACAACCACATGGTCACCTACGAAAACCCGAAGGTGATCACCGACGGCATAGTGCTGTACCGCGAGGCCACCATCGAGATCGACACCACCAGCATGGAGCAAGACTTCCTGTTGCACCTGATGCACTACCTCGGCGAGGGCAAGATCCGCGTAAAGGTTGCCAGAATGAAGGAGCAGCAGCATGGGTGACTTTTCAGACGACTACGGCGGCTACGACGTGCTGGGCCTTTACGAACAACGCGACGATGACCGCAGAGCGCAGCGTGCCAAGCTGCTGACGCCGTATGCACCGCCCAAGTATGCGATCAAGACGCATTGGGAAAAGGACGGGCGCATTGGTGTGGTTGTGGCCATCGTTCGGCCAGACGGTGGGGTACACCTGCTGCAAGACTTTGTTGACCCACCAAAGACACAAGAAAAGTACACCTACGGCACGCCGCTGTTGGATGCAATGACGGGAAAGGGGACCACATGAACCGCGAAGAGATTGACGAAATGATGAGCCAATTACCCAGCCAACAGCGTGAAGAATCATTGCTTCAGCGCTGGATCATTGGTACAATGTTCATTGTGTTTTTGGTCGTTATGTGCATGCTGCCTGACATCATGAGATAGCGAATCGAAACCGATTCGGTTCCCCCGACCGTGTAGACAAAACGGGGGCCAACACGCATGCGGCTTTAGATGCTTGAATTGGGAAGTTCAAGATGTTCGCCCCGAGGCCGCAGTTGTGTTGGTGTAGTTCAGAAAATCCACCATAAGGTGGGCCGAGGCATCGGTGGGAAGAACAGGCTCATGCACGGGCTATGCGCTGGGTTCGAGGCCAGCCACCAACGACATATAGCGAACTGCAAGCGATCCGAAAGCGAAGAGAAACCGAATCGGTTTCGACCAGCACAAGAGGCTGGGATCACAAAACAACACGGAGAGCCAAAATGGCAGAACGCATCTACATCGTCCACGGTCCCCAAGGGACCCGCCTCGTCAAAGCCAGCCTGCGCCAGCAAGCCCTGAGCCACGTCGCGAACAGCACTTTCAACATCTCAGTGGCCAGCCAAGACGAGCTGGTCAAAGCCATTGTGGATGGCATCAAGGTCGAGCAGTACCGCGCACCTGAGCAGCAGGAGCTGATCGAGGCCAGCGAATCACCCGGCAATTAAGCGATTCGGTTACCATACCCTCATCGACACACGGACGAGGAATAAGGTCATGCCAGAAACCGCCGCAAAGCCACCAAAACGAGCCACAGCAGCTCAAAAGCCCAAGGCTAAGGCCAAGGGTGCATCAACGCCCGCGAAAGCCTCAGAGGCCCCAAAGAAGACAGGCAGACCAAGCAAGTACACACCAGAGCTTGCAGCAGAGATCTGCGAACGCCTGAGTACAGGTGAGACCATGAGGCAGATATGCAGGGATGCACACATGCCGCATTGGACGAGGATGTACGATTGGATGGCGCAAGACGCCGACCTTTCACTACGGGTCGCACGCGCACGCGAGGCTGGCTACGACGCATTGGCTGAGGAGGCCCTTGAGATTGCCAACACGCCGCACCTTGGCCAGAAGAAGGTTTTCAGCTCTGGCGCTGAGGAGAGCGAGGACAGCATGACGGTGACCGAGGAGGACATGCTTGGCCACCGCAAGCTCCAGATCGAGACGCGCCTGAAGCTGCTGGCCTGCTGGAACCCGAAGAAGTACGGCAACAAGGTGGCGCTCGGCGGTGATGCCGAGAACCCCATCAAGGTGGAGGCGCAGGTGGAGGCCGAGAACCTGCTGGCTGCCATCCTAAAGAACACAGAGCTGAAGAAGCAGGTCAACGCGAATGAGTGACATCGCTGAGATCGTGGCAGACCCCGAGGTTCAGAAGAGCCTCGCGCTGGCCAGCCCCGAGTTCAGACTTGCGTGGGCATGGCGCATGAGCTGGTTCAAGACCCAGCACACTCACCAGACGCTGCCCCATGGTGACTGGTGGTCAATCTGGCTGATGCTGGCTGGCCGTGGAGCCGGGAAGACCCGCACGGCAGCAGAGCAGATCGCGTGGTGGGCATGGGAAGAGCCGAACACCCGGTGGCTGGTGGCAGCCCCAACGAGCGCCGACGTGCGTGCCACATGCTTCGAGGGTGACTCGGGCCTGATGACCATCATCCCCAAGAGCCTGATCGCCGACTACAACAAGCAGCACCATGAGCTGCGCCTGATCAACGGCAGCCTGATCAAGGGCATCCCGGCCTCGGAGCCTGAGCGTTTCCGGGGTCCGCAGTTCCACGGTGGATGGTGCGACGAGCTGGCCGCGTGGGACTACCTGCAAGACGCATGGGACCAGATCCAGTTCGGCATGCGGCTGGGTAAACGCACCCGCATGATCTGCACCACCACGCCCAAGCCCAAGGACCTGATCATCGAGCTGATTGGCCGCGAGGGTGACGACGTGGTGCTGACCACCGCATCAACTTACGCCAACCTTGCAAACCTGTCTGACAACTTCCGCAAGCAGATCCTGTCCTACGAGGGCACAAAGCTTGGGCGGCAGGAGATCTACGCTGAGATCATCGACCCAGAGGAGGGTGGCATCGTCAAGCGCGACATGTTCAAGCTGTGGCCTGCTGGCCGCGCCTTCCCTCGGTTCGAGTACATCCTCCAGAGCTACGACGTGGCCACCAGCGAGAAGGTCCAGAACGACCCGACGGCCTGCATCACGTTCGGCGTGTTCAAGCCGCAGGACGGCCCGATGTCGGCCATGGTGATCGACTGCTGGCAGGAGAGGATGCAGTATCCCGACCTGCGCCCCAAGGTGCTCGAGGAGTACG